CAAATAATATTAATCTTGTTGGGCAAAATACTGTAACGTTTAATAATGACATTATTAATACTAAAAATAATTCAGTCGAATTTCATGTTTATTCTGGAGAAACATGGATTACTGGAAATCATAATACAATTTCGTTATTACAAACTCCTAGATTTCGAGAATCGGTAACGAATAAAGAAATTCGATTTCCATATACTCCATATGTATTAGATTTACATAAACAAATTGATGATTTAAAATTAAATGGCGGTACATATAAAATTGCAGTTAACTTTTTTGAAAATTTAATTGGAGATTATAATGAGCAATATTTACGAATTGATGAAATATCACCAGACCGTACGGAATTACGTTTAAAATTAATTAACCGTAAAGCTCCACAATTATTACAAGTAAACAATTACATACAAAACGTACGACAAACAAGTAATACAGTTAGATATCATGATTATTTATTGAATTTTAGTAGAAATCAATGTGTATTGTTTGTCAATAGTGTTGTAGTCGATGACTTTTTATATGTTAAATTATACGAACCATTACCAGATTCTATACAAGAAGATTTTAAATGTTGGGTTGTTAAACAACTAAAACCTACTTATATCGATAATATTAATATTGAACCAATTATACAAGAGCAACCTGTTAATGTTTTAAGTGGTCCCAATTGGCAAGCAAATTATTCATATAATACATCTACAGAAACTGGATTAAAAAATTGGTCAGATTTACTAGGCTCATCTACGTCGACTTCACAACAATTAGTCGACAGATTTTTTTCTGGTAGTTTATCTGGAATGCAATTAAATATAAATTATTCTGATTTTAATAATTTTATATTTTATAGTTCAGCAACAGAACGTTTAGTTAATTTTAAATATAAATTACAATTAATTGAATATTATAATTCACAAAGTATAGCATTAAATGATATATCAGGAAGTAATGCTACGACTAATTCACAAGATTATACTAATTTAAAAACTTCATTAATTGGAGGATTTGATAATTTTGAACAATATCTTTATTATGAATCGTCATCAAAATTAACAACATATGATATTCCTGTTATTGATGCTAATGTAGCAACTGTTACTGGTAGTTATATACAACCAATTCCTAAATCTAATTCTACAGTACCATATGCGATATATTCAATATCGTCAAGTCAATTTGAAACATGGTTTAATGGAGTATATGAATCGGCATCAATATATGATATATCGAACAATAATTCATTAATACGAACAGTACCAGAACATATACAATTACAAAATGATAGTGTTGAATTAACTACATTTGTTAATATGTTAGGACACCACTATGATATACTTTACACGTATATTAATCATATGTCTTCAATTAATAAGCGTGAAGAAAATCCTAAACTAGGTATGCCAAATGAATTATTATATTCTGTTGCAAAACAATTCGGGTGGACATTAACAAATGGCGCGCAAGGTCAAGATTTATGGCAATATGCTTTAGGTATTAATGAGCAAGGTATTCCAATTACCGGATCAAATAGTATAGGAGATCCATCTGTATCTGGAGAAAAATCTATGTATACTATATGGAGACGTATAGTAAATAATTTACCTTTATTACTGAAATCTAAAGGAACAAAAAGGAGTGTTCAAGCATTGCTTTCTTGTTATGGAATTCCACAATCTATGATTAGTATTAATGAATATGGAGGACCTAGGCTTGAACGTGCGCCTGTATATGAAAAACTTAATTTCGATTATTCTTTAGATTTAATAAATAATTCTGCAGGAACAGTTACAATCGATTATAATCAGACAATTGAATCTGTAGAACTACGTTTCCGTACGGATAATGTTATAACGAATCCACTACTTCCTAGTACAATGAATTTGTTTACAATAGGAAGTAATACGGTAACGTTAGATTATACATCTGGAAATGTTGGTACAATACAAATTAATGGTGTTGATAGTAGTCCAATTGAATTATTTGATGGTGATTGGTTAACTGCATTATTAAGAAAAGACGGATCAAATTTAGAAGTAATTGCTAAAAAATCTAAATATGGAAAAATTGTAGCAGCGGTTTCTGCATCTGATACTACAACATTTGCTACTTCTGGTACAGTAACATTAGGTGGCACTACGGGTGGTAGTCGATTACAAGGGCAACTGCAGGAATTGCGATTATGGACTAGTAGTTTACAAGATTCTGCTTTTGATAATCATGTAAAAGCTCCAGGAGCATATGATGGTAATATATCTGCATATGATGAACTAGTATTTAGATTGCCGTTAACACAAAAAATAGATCATGCTGTAACGTCTAGTTTAATAGGAGTTGAACCTAATAATTCCGGAATATCTGCTTCGTTTGCTAGTTGGACAAATGACACACCATATGATTCAATTGAAGAAACATATTATTACGATGGAATTTCGTTAGGTGCTGGGACATATGACGATAATAAAGTACGACTTGAAAATAATGATTTAATTGGCACATTAGATATTAAAACAAGAGCCGAACGAAGTCAATTTGACAAAGCACCATTAGATAGTGCAAAATTAGGAGTTTATTTTTCTCCACAAACAATGGTAGATGAGGATATTATTGCACAACTAGGATTTCAATCATTAGATGATTATATTGGAGATCCGGGTGATATTAATGCAAAATCATATCCTGATTTAATTCAACGAGCTCAAAAATATTGGAAAAAATATTCTGAGTCAAATGATATAAATGCTTATATTAGAATTTTTACATTATTCGATTTATCATTTTTTAATCAGTTAGATCAATTATTGCCGGCTCGTGCTAACACATTAACTGGATTACTAATACAACCTAATATATTAGAACGTAGTAAAGACACAATTTTACCAACAGTTGAAAGATTTAATAATACTTATGAAACCGTTATAACAGAAGTGCATCCTACTAGTTCCGCAGAATATATATATTACCAAGGATCTATTGAGTCAATTGTTGAATTACAAGCAGAAGATGACGATCAAATGCAAGGCTATTTAACTGCATCTAATGCTGAAAAATATGATGGAACAACATATTCATATAATTATTTAATACGATCTGGAAGTACATATGTTACAGCATCGTCTCCATATTGGAGATCTGATGCATTACAACCTGTTATATTATCTTCTAGCTTATCAGAAATAAAACAAATACTTGATACTGTTGGTACGGCATATGGAAGTTATGCATATGGCTCAGCAACATATGGATCTGGCAGTATATTAAAATTTGCAGAAGTTCAAGATTATTTACCACGTGGTATTGATAATCAAAGATATAGTGGAGCTAAAATGACTAGTAGAAATTTTAATATAGCATCTTTAGATACAGTTGATGGCGGGCCTGTTGTAGAAACTACACAAACAAATCCAAATCAATTAAGATATACTAATAATCCGGGTAGTCAAGGAAGTTTTATTTTAACATAAAATCTAATTGAAATATATTTATTTAAAATAAAGGAAAAACAATATGGGATATTTAAACAATTCAAGTGTAACGGTAGATGCAATACTTACATTGAAAGGACGTGAACTATTAGCAAAGGGAGGCGACGCATTTAATATTACACAATTTGCATTAGCAGATGATGAAATTGACTATACGTTATGGAATCCATTAGATGGTCGCGGATCTAGTTATTATGGAAGTATTATTGAAAATATGCCGATTACAGAAGCAATTCCAGATGAAACACAAGCTTTAAAATATAAATTAGTTTCATTACCAAAAGACACAACTAATATTCCTGTTGTAACAGTTGGTAATAGTTCAATAATATTACCAGGGCCTGGCACTAGTGCAGTTATAGCACCTAATACTGCTAATTTGCAAGGAGGTAATGCAAATCTAGGATATACTGCTATATTATCTGATTCGTCTGTCGCAGATATTCAAGTCTCAAAAATATTAACAAATAATCCTCAATTTGCTACTGGAGTACTTCCTACCACTCCGAGTTTTATTGGTGATAGCGAAGACGCACAAAGTGTTGCATTAGTTGGATTAGAATTTAGAATTATTGCTAAGACATTAATAGTAGAATCTAAAACTGCAACAATTACAATTGTAGGAAACGAGACAGGTGGGTCTGCAACAATTAATTTAACAGTAAATAAAGCGTCGACTGCAACAATACCAAATGCGGCATCATAAAAAAGTAAATATGAAAAATATTAAACAACTTAAAAAACAACAAAAAATTGGAGGTACTCCAAATCGTCCTGTACAACCTATTGTGTCGCCTGTAACAGATGCGGCGACTAATACGGCAACGGTACCATTAGTAGAAGTACAAAAGTTAGCCCGGGCTTTAGCAGATCAAATTATTGCTGAACGAGATCAATCCCAATTATTATCTAGAAATGGACGTGTATTTACAAAATTCGATCCTATAAATGATATAATTGATAATCAAAATGAAACTGTTACTGCAGGTGTATGGAGTGATAATCTAGCTAGTTTAACTACGTATTTCACTGCTTCAGATCAAACAAATTCACAACGTCAATATTATGTTGATACCTATCAAAAAGATCCTGCAGCTACCGGGAGTGCTGTACAGTTTTCTGTTGCATATGGCAATGCTTTAGGTAGTGGTTCAGATTCAGCTGGAGTTGGAGCAAATATTGCATCAAAAGCAGTATATTCACAATATCGACAACTTTTATTAAAACCAAATGATAGTAGATTTACTACAGCTGGAAGTGGTAGTACTGATTCTATATATGTTGTTAATTTTAAACGTAACCGATTAAAAGAACGATTAGATGCTGGTAATTTTGAATTGCCTTTAAGATATATGTCGGCATCATTAGATGCTAATGCAACTGGTAGTAATGTAGCAGTTAGTAGTAGTGTAATTGTTTCATTAA